TTAGCACGTAACTCGCTTTTTCAAATGTAGCTGATGGACTGCTTGCAGAATGTTTTTCTGCATTCTCTCCACCCCGATTGCTGTATCCAGTGTACGTACCGATCGGCGTGAAGCGTGGGCAAGGGAAAGATAGGCATCCTGCACCTTTAGCAGCATGGCATTATTCGTATCTACTTCGGTCCGCAGAAAAAAGGTTGCATCGGGTCGCTTCGTCAAATCACTCATGGTGGCATACCAGGAAAGAGGAGTATCCTTTATATAGAAGTAGTAATAATTGGACAGTTCGTAATGATCAATGATGATAAAATCAACGTTTTCCTTCGAAATCCTCGCCATTTCTCGCTGATAGTCCAGAAAATCCGCTTCAAAAAGCTTTCCTACCGCTTTCTCATCTAGCTCAATTTCGCAGCGAAGCCACATACCAATGACCGCTCCGATTGGGGTATCTAAACGTGGAAACGATACTCTCCGCACTTTATATCCGAGGCACCTCAAATTTTCTTCCAGCAACGCCGCTTGGGCTTCCTTCACATTGGCGTCAATTCCTTCAAAAGCGACAATCGTGGGCTGTCTCATGGCACTACATCGTCTCCTCATTTGTCGAGATTTCCTCTGCTGCTTCACGAAGCTGTTTCTCTGCTTCAAGCTCAGCAGCCTGAGTAGCCAAATGCTCTGCTAGCATTTGCTCGAATTCTTCCTTTGTAATCTCATAAATCTCGGAATGGAGTCGGTTCACCGTGTATCCCATACCGTCGGTCAGTAAAAAGTTAGTGTAGGTCAACGGCTCCTCACGAAACTCCTGCTTTTCGTAATCGAAGGCAATGACTGCTTTTTCAATGCCCGCTACGCAACCGCCGAACCAAATATTTACCTCTTCTTCTCCACCTTCAGCTGTAGGTGTTGTATGCATATTGGTCGGAACGTGTACATATTTTCCAATGACCTGATGAGAGAGCTCCTCGGTCAATTCCTCATTCATCTTTTTCAACAAAACTGCCATGCTGGATCATTCCTTTTCATCGATTATTTGTGTATGCCTACAACTCACCGTACTGCTTCAAAATCGCCTTGATGATTTGGCACACTCTTTCCTTGCTGATATTGAATCTCTGACCAATTTCCTCATGGTAATAGCCTTCACTTCTCATTTGGAGAATTAGCTTGTCTCGCGTGGACAGCTTCATATACTCCATGATGTCGATCATCATCTCTACTTCCTCATATCGAAACTCCTCGCTCGGAGCAGCAATACGGCTGATCATCGTTTCCTCTTCATTCTCATCTCCACCAGAGACAAGAACTGCATTACTGTTTGTCAGGTTTTTTTGCGTGCCGGCTTTCCGCAAGCAGTCGCGAATTTTATTCGTAATCACATGATCGACAAAGGTAGTCACTCTAGCTTTTTCCTGATCGTAATCCTTCATCGTGCGATACACCTTTAAGAGAACCTCCTGAACGACATCATCATGGGTCATTCCAGCAAACGTCATTCCGGTCAGCTTGGCTTCACAGTTTTCTTTTGCCTTCTGCAAAAAATCATCGACTTTCCCTGCGAAAAATAACTCGTCCATTTGGTGAAGTTGATCTGTCATGTACTTCATCCCCTCCTCATGCTCCTATTCACAGTTGCTCTATCACACTAGGTAATTGGAGGAGGGTTTTAGCAACCAGTTTTCAAAACTTTTTTCGGACAAGTTTGCAAGGTACCAGCCGTGAATACTTTTCCATTCAAAATCTTCCATGAAGCACACTGACGCTTGATGTACCAGTGGCAATCGCGGCAAATGTCATGAACCACACAACGACAAGTCATGGGCACAACATCCTGTTCCTTTGCTGACATCACGATGTCATTGACTGTCATTTTCTTTTGGCAGGCATTTTCATAATCACATCCCTGACAGGCCATGCTACCCACCGATCCTGACGATCCCGATTCCTTTTAGGGACTCAGGATTCACTTGAACATGCTCGCGAAAGAACTCTTCCAAAACGGCTATGGGGGTGTCTTGGGTCGACGTATATTTCATGACCTGCACCTGCTGTCCATCTGCCGAAAAACTAATCTGATATAACATGGTTTCTCCCCTCCTTTTGCCTCTTGTCGAATCTATACGAAGCGAATTGAGATGTATTAAGCGGATTTTGAAAATAAAAAAACCTCTATCGAGGCCTCTTCATGGAGGTGCGACCGCGTTTTAACGGAAAGTTTTTATGCGCTCCGGAAAGTTTAAATATGGTTGCTTTCACACTGTGAAGCGATTAAACTTTCCTACACGAAAAAAAAAACCAGCCGTTTATTCCAGCTGGTCCTCTACGTATAATTCCTCTATCATTTCCTTTGTTATATTCATCTTCCCAAATTCCTGACAAACTTTTTGAAATCCAAGCAGCAATGAATCATTCTCTGTGAAAACCTCGTTCAGATCCATTCCCACCATACCAAGCGCGTCACTAAGCTCCTCCCAGCCTTCGCGATCGATGTCCTCTCCTAGTAGAAATTCAGCTAATGCGGCAATAATTACGACATACAATACGGCTTTTTTGGAATCTCTCATTCTTATCCCCTCACTTTTTTCGTTTGAGATAGGATAGACCGTTTTGAATGAGTTTTCTCCCTACAAAAAGAAAAAGCCCTCTGCGGGGCTTACTTTACATCTGAGATGATTTTTTGAATCAAACTTTCATCAATCAAATGGCTGGCTACTGTCAATGCCTTTGCCATTCGTTCCTTATCTCCATCAAAAACCTCGTGAATAATGTGACGCACACTTTCTTCATTTAGCATGAAGCTCTTGGCCATCGCCATAATCCCAACAACGGCTTCATGATCTTCGAGCACCTTCGCAGAAACTTTTTCCTTCGTTTGTTGAATGATGATTTGTATCTTATCACTTCGCAATGTTATGACCTCCTGGCTTATTTACGACCGAATATGTATTCCAAGGGAGACATCTTCCTCATCTGTCTAACCTATGAACGTAGAAGGAGCACATTTTGTTCCAAAAATTCTCAGCAAAAGGGGGTGAATCATTCGTGGTTGTCGACCTCTATCATCATCTCTATGAATTACTGTCTACGGATAATCAGTTGCTCGCATTACTCGGAATTGCTCCAGAGGACAAGGACTCCCTATCCAAGCAGATTATCAAACGAAGAAAGCTCGCTCAGCTATCTGATGTTACGAAGCCTCTCCTTTCCTTCTACGCAACTTCCGGAAAGCGCGACACCGATAATCCCCTCCTTCTCACCAGCTTCTTCCGATTAGATGTGATCACGCCCGATGATGTCGAGCTGGCGCATCAAATCGCGAACCATCTTTTCCATCTCTTAGACGGCAAAAGCTTATCGATGAATGGAATAGAAGGTTTGGACACGTATGTTGTCTCCCAGCAGGAATCCGATACCGGCCATTCCTCTGCGTACTGCTTCACACTGATCACGAAGTTTACTTTGCAAGTTTGTTAGACATTTCAAAACCCCGTCTATCCTATGACAAGCTGATCGCGATTCCCTTTCCAACACGATTCAGCAACAGCAACCAAATCCCCTATCTAGAAGGAGTGACTTTCATTGTCTAAAAAAATGATTATCAAAGGTGTCGGTCAATTTCTTGCCAAACGCGCTTCCAAGGATGGAAATGGCGTCGAAGTCATTACGCTTGGTAATATGCAGGACTTGAAAATTGATATGAATGTTGAAATGGAGGATATCTTTGGCGGCGATGGACTCTTCGCCATTGACACTCTCGTCAAATCGAAAAGCATTGAGATTACCGCAACGGATGCCAAATTTGATCTGGGCGCACTTGAGCTCATGATGGGCTCCAAGCTGCAAGAACAAAAGAGCGACTATGTGTATGTGCTGGGTGAGCAGAAAGCAATCACAACTGGCAGCCTAGATCGTTCTGCATCCACTGGCGACGCTGGTGTTTGTGAAGTTGACTTTGGCGGTACCCTCTTCAACGGCGGCGGATTTGCTGTTCGTCTGAAAAATAGCAATCGCCTGTTGAAGCAAGTAAACTTGAGCACGTCTGCTGCTCCAAAAGCTGACGAATTCATGGTGGATACATTCAAGGATGGCAGCGAAGATAAAGCTCGTCTCATCTTCTCTCCTGCCCTCCTTAATGAAGATGTGGTCTTCAACTATCAGCGAACCGAAACCGTAGACGTGGTCGACATTTTGATGGATGAAGTGCCATTCCCGGTTCATGTTGTCCATCACGGCTCTTTCCTGCAAAAAGACGGAACCTATGCAGGTATTGAAACAGAGCTGTTCTCCTGCATGGCAAAAGGTAGCTTCTCGATCGATGCGGCACGCTCCACAGCCAGTACTTCCGCTATTTCCTTGTCCGTTATCGATCCAGAGCGAGCAGATGGCAAGCTAGGCAGTGTGAAACGCTTCGTATCTAACAAAAAAGTGTAAATCTTTCGAGGTTAAGCAAGCTGAGTGGAGAGTATCATGCTCTTCGCTCTTGCCTTGCTCTTTTAAAAAGGGAATAACTTACAACGAATCATAGCGAACGAAATCACATTCAGCAAGTGGATAAATTTTACTGATGATTTCTCAGATTGTACAAGGAGGGATTTTTCCATGCTAAACCACCAAGAAGATCTGGAAAAAAAACACGCAGAGATGATGAACCAAGAAGCTATAGAGCGTATCAAAAAACAGCAGGAAGCTGATCTGGTAGAAGCTATTTTCTTTGAAGATGACAGTGAAATCATGCTGCGTGACGGCAAAACCTACCGGATTCCGCCTGTGACCTTAAAAGACGCCCGCATCCTGATGAAAAAGCTAGGAACCGTCCATATCGACGCGATTATCCTTAATTTTCTCCCCTACGAAAACAAGGAAGAAGATTTATTCGATATCCTGCTTCTGGGCTTCCGCAACTATCCTACAGTCACTCGCGAGTACTTGGATGAACATTGTGATTTGGAGACGGCCAAAAAGCTTATTAACATTTTAATTGGCCTAAACGGCTTAAAAAAGTAGAGAGTGGCGAGGGTGACAGTTCCACGATTCGCGATATGGAATCTGGTGAGCCACTTGATTGGGGCGATCTATTTTTTCATCTCCATAAGGACTGCGGTTTGAAGAAATGGGATATTTGGGAGTACACCCTTCCCCAAGTAGCAGAGTTAATGAAGAGAGTGAACAAATACATTCAATTTGAGGTAGAGACACGCATGGGATTTCCTTTCTTGAGAAGAAAGGGAACGAATTCTGTCGACAGCTCTCCCCATGCATCTAGCTCGCAAGACTATCAGGAAATTTCCGAAGACGATATTGCCGTACTTGGCAAAGTGTTAGGTGGTCTATAACCCGTTTCTGTCTATTCTAAGACCAGAACGGGATTTTTCTTTTGAGGAAGGTGATATTCATGGAAACTCAACGTTTGACCGATGCCCTCCGCTCTATAACGAGTGCTGCACGGAGTTCTGTAGAGCAGTCGGCATCCTCATTTCGTGCCCAACAAGCTACCCCATTTTTTCAAGCACTGCATCAACAACTGTATGAATTACGCCAGATGATACGCGAAATTGAGTCGAAGCCGCTCAGTTTTTCCCGTAAGCATGTCTCTCGGCCTGTTTCCCATGCTGCCCCTGCTTCCCGGCTGTCCGTAAGTACAGGAGAAGCCATTTCCCCGTTCCGCTTTGCTACTTTTCCTGATACTCCCGTTAAAAGAACGGAAAAGTCCTATGGCACGAGAAGCACCATCCATCCACTAGCATGGGAAGAGGCTGCCGTAGATGTGTTGCGAAACATGATGAGCAGCGGCCTTCACACGCTTATCACCTCAATGGATATCGAAAATTGGGAGTCAGCAAAATCTTTGAACCGCCTATTTAAAAAGGCAGAGCGTAATTTTTTGTTCAAAGATACAAACATGATGGATTTGGCGCAGGCACGCGTTTTCGGACGAACGACGGATCAAAAACAAGTGGAAGAAGAAGCACTTGGTTTGCGAGAATACTTGCGAACAGGAGTCAAACAAGACCTGCGGGATATCGCGCTAACATATGCCGTCAGCCTTGAAGAAGTAACCAGAGCCTACTATACGTCTTCCCGCCAATCAAATGACCCGCATGTAACTGTAGCCGATATTCGGGAGAAAGCAGCTTTGTTACCAGGTGACTCTCTTGCTTCCGAAAACCAGATGCAAAACATCTGGCAAGCAGCATCCCTTGAAGCATTCGATCTTTTTAAAAATCAGCCCGGTAGCTTTCCCATGCTTTTGGTCCACTTGCTTCAGCGCATGCGAGAAAGCCAGAGCCAATTATCGCTCGCTGTGCGCCTGTTGAAAAATGCTGCGGATCAATACGGAGGAAAAACTGCCTACGTCAAAGCCCGGCGCAATCTTTATGAAGGAAGTGAACAGCGAAGACAAGAGCGTGTTACCGCACTGCTTAGTCAATCCTCTTCTCCCTTTACGCAAGAAGCGATGGAAATCCAGTCGTGGCAATTGCAAAATCTCTCTTCCTATCAGGCTGCCCGCACTCGATTGATCCGCAACAGGTTGGAACAGAAAAGGGTACAAGAGCTATATCCGTACAATGATCGATTGTTAAAGGCATTGATTGCGGAAGAAAAGAAGCTGCTTGAACAATTACATTTGCTCAGACGTAAGATGCGCGATGTAGAGCGTCAGGCACATTTGCTCACCAGCCGAATCCTTTTGGTCCAGCGTGCATTTGGTGGTTTACAGAGCACGATTACCGCCTTGATTCCTTCCATCTCCTCGCTCGATGAGAAACTGCGTGCCCTTGCTGATACGTCTGTCACGACCGACCAGCAGATCACGGACATGACAAGCGACTTAAAACAACAGGAGGAACAACTCCAGAAAACACGGGAAGCCTTGAACGAATTGACAGAAGCACTGTCCACGGCTATACCCAAACCTCCGAATGCCGCAGCGGGTCCTCAAGCTGCTCCCGCGGCTGCGGCCGCAAGCAGTTCATCCTCTACTGCTAGCAGGCTGGCCCCTGTTGCTGCTCTCCTTTTTGACGAATTATCTGGTGAGTTCAAGACGAAGATACGAGACAAGATGTTTAAAGGAAAAAAGAAGGAGGATAAGAAAGAAGCTGACTCTGACTCTGACTCCGATTCTGCATCTAAATCTGAAGCTAAAACCGAGCCTGAATCCGATTCTGAATCTAAGCCTAAATCCGATTCTGAATCTAAACCTAAATCCGAATCTAAATCTAAACCTAAATCTGCCGAAAAGACGAGCGATATGGATGAGTCAGACTCGCCTCCAAAAGCTCAATCCAAAGCAGGCAAAGCTGCTTCAACATCTGTTGATGATGCAACCAAGGGTGTACCAGCATGGCGAAAAGGATTAAAAAATGCTGGGAAATTTTTAAAAGGCGCAGGTGCCTTAGGTGTTGGCTTAACGGCACTCACGTTCTTGGATACTTTTAACAAGGATTGGCTGCAGCCTTTGTTTATGTCCGATACTCAGCGACAAAGCAGGGTCTTAGAAAACCAAAAAAATCTCGTGGCTGACATCATGAATATCGATAAAATGCCTCCTGTTTTAAAGGCTATGGGTTATATATCAACAGCTTTTAATGCTGTTACAGATAGTGCGATCAACCTCATGGGGGGCACTGCTCCTTCATGGAGCGATTACTCTAAAGCCTTGCAAGCTGGTGATAAATACGACGGTGCTAGGCTCAATGAAGAGTTAAATAAAGTGCTTCAGCTAGACGAGAAAGAAGCTGACCTTGAATTCGAAAAAACGAAATCCGATAAGAAAAAACTGGAGGAGAAAGACAAGAACTCTAAGCTTATCGATATCGATGGCGACGGCTCCAAGCTGGACAATACCCCAATTACTTCATGGAAAGAGGTCAAAACACTCGACCTTGGCAAGGAAGTGGTTGGTTATCGTCTGGAAAAACTCGCTGTAGAGGAGGACACCTTAAAATCCGTCTTAGATGAAACAAAGAATAAACTTCTAAGGCAGGGTAAGGCCGAAGATTCCCCAGAAATGCTAAAAGCTTATGCTGACTACTACAGTGGTATTGATACGGCCCGGAATGCAACCCTGACCTATTTCAAAGAGATACTAGAGAAAAAGATTCCTAAGGATACAGATGCCTATAGGATAGTAAATTCAGTAGTCCAAAATATAAACGCTTCTATCGCCCAAAATAACCTCGATAAAACCAACCATACCACCGGCACAAAAATTGATTCCGTGAAGGACAAGCTGAGCTCTGAACTGGAAAGTAAAGAACTTCAATACTCGATCGACAGGAACAAAGCAATCTTGGCAGGTCACAGCGAAAATTCTGAAGTAGTAAAGAAGCTAGATGAAAAATATTTACGCAGTATCAATGAGACTTTTGATGCGACGAGTTCTGAAATGGATCGGCTTTTGTCCGAGAACCAAAACAATGAGTCATTCAAGAAAAACATCGAAAGCTTTAAAAAAGGCCTCGAAAAAGCCAAGTACGACAATCTCGTATCTCTGCATATGTCCAAGCAGCCTACCAAAGGAACCTTCAACATGCCCGACGGCTTGCAGCCACTGACCTACTGGGGCATGCAAACGGCCAATGGAACACATAGCACCTACGACCTTACCTATGGCGGCGGCAGTAATGTGAACATTACGATCGACAAAATGAGCGGAACGGAAGCTGACCTACAGCGCCTCGGCTCGACCGTCAGCGAAGCCGTTCGCAGTACACAAGCAAGCCTTTCTACCGAATTGAGCCAACAAGTACGCTCCGGCATCGCCACGAGCTACACGAGATTGTAAGGAGGTACAAAAATGACCCAACAATACGCCTTTGGCACTGCCAATCAGCACTACAAAAAAAAGCTGTTCGTCGATACAGGCTTCGAGTTCATGGAAGTAAACGCCCGTCTCATCGAGCCCTATGCTCCACCAAGTCCCCAGCCTTCCTTGCGCGAAATCAAAATCATCAACGCTCCCTCGCACATCCACCACTCCGGCTTTAGCAGCTACCACTGTTCATTGACCTTGCTTTTTCCAGACAAGGAATCGTATAACGATTACTTGAGCTACGCAGGCTGGACCCACAAGTTTTACGATGAAAAAGGAAGCATTTTCCTCGGAAGCGCAGAATCCATCACCCCCCATGTGCTTGAGGCAGGACGGCGCTACAGCGTAACTGTCGATTTGATCCTCATCAAAAAAGACTCGATCGAACGCGAATCACGTTTCCAGTTTCAAGATATTGAAGGGCATTGGGCGCAGAAAAACATCGAGGAAATGGCCAATCTTGGGCTGATCACGGTCATTACCCGTGACGGAAAGCCCGTCATTTACTTCCGCCCCAATGATTTTGTGACACGCGCCGAATTTATTGCCTTTTTGAATCGGACAAGGCGACTGGTAGAACGGATGATTCGGGAATAGCTGAGGCAGTTAAAACGTTTCTGTCTACTCTATATAGGAGGTGATGAAAATGATCAGCTGGGCTGATGTGAATGAAAAAGACTGGTTTTTTAACGAAGTAATGGAGGCAAGCAATTATTTGATGGCCGACGGAGAACCCTTCATTCAAGGAATCGCTTACGGCTCCTTTGAAAGCAATGCCCCTTACTTATATGAGGAACAGAAGGGCTCCACTGGGCAAAAGGTATTTACACTCACTGCCAAATTGACACCGAGTACAGATAACCCCCTCTTTGTCTTCATTGACGGAACCCAAACCCTTTTCAAAGAAATCCGTCCAAATAAAACCGACCCGAACAAAACAGATATCGAGCTGTATTACGCCCCTTCTGCCAATTCAGTTGTTGCCTTTTCCAGCTTCGGCAAGCCTGCCTTGGACCGTTTTGGCAAACCGATTCCCCCCAATTCCTCTTCCTTTGCTTACCCGAACAAACGCCTCGATAACGGAGACACGTATTTCTACAATCCGTTCAGCCGCCAATTCAACGAGTATTTGTACGCATATGGTCGCTCCTTGAAGCGGATTGACGTGCCTGAAGAAGAATGGAAATCGACACCTGCCCAAGACCTCGCCAAAAAATATATCGGACTCAAGCAAGATGTCTACATGGTTAGTCCTGCTCCCGGAGCCACGATTTACCTTCCCTACAATCTAAACGGCGTTCAGTTGCGTTTCATCTACAACAGCTACGAAAACGGTGCTCTGTTTATGCGAGGCGGATATTTTTCGGTGAAAAGCCCTGGCGTATGGAGAAACGACCGCTTCTTTCCCAACGCCTACATCAATCGGGCAGAGGCTTTTCTGCTTATTGACCGGCTTCGGCGCTCTTTTTACCAACGCTTTACAGATTCACAGCCTCCTACACAGCGGCTGGATGAATCCCACACGGCATACGAAGGGCAACGTGTTTTTCGTCTGAATGGTACCTATCCTGCGGGTAAGGAGTTGCTTGCCGTCAAAGTGGATGGAAAAGTGGTAAACAGTTCCGACTATCAAGAATTTGATGATCATACGGTACTGTTCAACATGCCGCTTGAGGCAGGTAAAAACGTTCATTTCTTCTATGTCAAAGAGACGAGCACCCGCTTTGAAGATGTCGGGCGTGAAAAATATATGTACAACAGCAACACCGGGGAAAAGATCGCATTAAACGGTGGAATGACAGGCAGCAAGCCTTCATGGTGGGCACCATCCGTCCTCTCTATGGAAGACGAGCGGTTTGGCAACGGAGATTACTTGATCGAAGGAATTGCGATCAACAATTTCGTCGATGGAGCGGCTGTCGTCAACCATATGTACGAGGTATCGTCATCCAACGCAGAAGAGAAAGAAAAATGGTTCATGCCTTACTCGCTACTCACCCGGGCACAGGCCGTCTCTTTTTTGAATCGCTTTCGAAAATGGTCCCTGGAACGGTTTAAATAGGAGGTGCTTTCATGCAAACGATGTCCAATGAGCTTCGCAGAATTCTATCCGAAAGACTCAAACTCGGAGAATTAACAAAGCCCGCTTGCCGCGTCGAGGTCGATCGACTCGTCTTCGTGCCAGGCCGTACCGAAGAACTCGATTTCATTATGAGTGATCCTCGGGAAGAGAAAACGCTGACCCGGACCATCATTCAAGATAGCTCAGGAGAGGGTGGCACTGCTCCATCCAAGATTTCTTTTGTCTTTCCGGTGGAAGGCAAAAGCATCCGAGATATTACAGCCTATATGGGCGACAACCGCAACCACAAAGGGATTGATATCGCTTGTCCAGTCGGTACGCCCATCAAAGCTGCCTGGGCTGGCAAAGTAAAAAAAGTGACCTTGTCTGAAAAATATACGAGCTTTGGCTTTCGCGTAGAAATTCAGCATGCAGATGGCATGTGGACCCGCTACGCCCATATGAGCGAAATCCACGTCAAAACAGGGGATTATGTCACGCAAGGCACCATAATCGGAAAAAGCGGCAATACAGGAGACGTCCGCTCTGCAGGTGTTACGAACATGGGTACCTATGACGATCCGAATTCCCCCCGCTCCAAAGGAAGAGGTGCTCATCTGCACTTTGAAGTCTGGAATGGAGATGCCGTCATCGATCCGTTTCCTTATATGAATGGCTCGAAGCATCTGTTCGCTGCCTCTTCCAATAACGGCGCAGGGGTCACAACCGATGCCACCTATGTTGGAACGCCAGGAGCAACTCTTTTGGACGAACGGTTTACCAATAATACGTGGCACACAAAATCTGTCTACAAAGTAGACGAGCTGACCAAAAAGCTATCCATGATCGAGAGAAGCTCGACTGAGCATAGCAACCTTACCTTTACCTTTGACCCCAAAGGGTACAAGACCGTCTTCCCATCCCCTACCGTGACGACTGGCATGAATCTCAAGCTGACCTCCGTTCACCCCGGCATTTTTAGCATGGGGTTCTCCACCAACTTCGGTGAAGGTGCCGGCGAGCTGCGCGTTTTTTTCAATGGAAAAATGCAAATCAAGGTCAACAAATTCTCCGGCACAGAAAACGTAGAGATTCGTGACATCCCCTTTCCCAATGGCGAAATGGAAATCCGTATCGAGCTGTCTTGGAATGGAAAACAAGTCAATCGTTTTTCCCTCCAGTACATTCAGATCAAGGAATTGCAAGGGCGACCCGATCTGTACGGGAACAAAGACAAAGTCGATCCGACGGTACAGCAGGAGTTTTTTGAGGAACGGGAAATTACGAGCACCTTCATGCCTGGTCAGCCGCGAAAAGTATCACTCCAGGTCGGAAAGTTCGTCTATATGGACACCCTTACCCTCGACAATATTAACCACATCGAAATGGACGACCAATATGAAATGGATTCATGTGAGGCACGCATCACAATCTCGAACCCTGGCGGCTACTACAGCCCGGACTATAATCCGTTTTACTTTCCGGAAACCTACAAAGAAACGCCTTGGTCTTATTTTGTGAATGGATTCCATGTTGGTGTTCTCTCCGAAAATACTCCTGTCCGGATCTACATGGGTTATGGTCTGAATTTGATGCGTGTGTTTACTGGGCTGATCGACAAGCTCGATTTGAATGGCGAGGAATCGACCATAACCATTTACTGCCGCGATATGTACAAGAAGATTTTGAACAAGGTCATTACCGAGGACAAGCAATATCCCCCAGATGTCGGACATTCTGCCGCACATGATACCAACGTTTTTTCCTCGATGTCTCGTCGGGACAAAATCATTTCCATGACCAAAAAGCAGGCTAAGCAGCAAGGTCCCGAGCTCGATTATAAATTTCTGCTTGCCATTGCGGAGCACGAAACCAAAATGGGGACGCTGGGGAAAGGCCTGCCTCCAGGTGATTTTATTCTCGGATATGGATGCTATACCGGAGAAAAATGTGACCCGCAATACCAAGGGCTCGAACGACAACTCTATCGTGGCGCCGTTCGCTATCGGGAAGCTATGGCGAGCAAAGGATGGCGCTTCCAGTCTGTCGACGACGTCAAATATTTTTGGCAAGGAGGCGACAAGGGCGCTTATCAATGGGCGAGCGATACGAACTGGTATAACAGCGTGTGGCAAATCTACCAAAAATTCCGCTTAAGCACGGAGTTTGATTCGATTCCAGAGTGGGAGGGTGCCCCAGCTGTCCAGACAGAGCCTACTGCGAAAGCGGCCTATCTCAAATCCGCCATCGTACAAGACTTGATCGCCCATGCAGGAATGTATGCCTGGCGCAGCAATCCGCAAGACATTTTCTACCCCTATGCCATTGTACAAGAGACGAGCTATACCCACGTGACGCAGGCGACAGGCAAAGTTTTCAAAGCTGTACCGGATAAAGAAGGCGAATTCGTTGAAGTCGATCCCGAATCCATTTTGACCCCAAAAGGTTGGAAAAATCCTTTTATTGAGCCGCCCGGACGCAAATTCGAATCGTATCAATACAAAGTCGGAGAAGCCATCGCGGAAATCATGAAAGAGACGCCATTCCGTTCCTATTGTGACCGCTACGGTACGTATCGCCTGGAAGAGATTGATATGAATCGGCCGATTGTGGCTACTTATACCGAGCATGACAATTTGATCACGATTCATAAGACCATCGATTTTTCACGTGGCAAAAGCCATCTTGTCATTTTGGATGAAGAAAATAAGGTTGGTCATTTTGTAGACACGGAGATTTTGATGGAGCTGAAGGGCGAGGTACGTACAGGCGTTAGATCCGTTCCTTATGCCAAAACAGACGAGCTGAAGAGGGTGGCTGCCCAGCGAACGTTTTTTGATTTGAAACGGTTGTGCCGTACGCTACAAATTTCCATCCCCGGTAACCCTACCCTAGATGTCCTCGATCGTATTTACATTATCGACTCCAATACAACCACCCGCGAAGCGTATACCATCAAAGGAATCCGCACGATGTTTGATGCGCAGAACGGCTACATGCAAATCCTCGATTTATTTTGGAGCAACAACGAGGGGGCGATGGTGTAATGGCCGGAATTGCGAATGATTATTTGATTTATCCGATCCTCGATCTGATCCGTGATGAAGTCCACCGTACCACGAAAGTCATGGCAGACCCGTTCGCAGAGGAACCCTCTGTACGTCTGATCCGGGAGCATCCCCTCGATCCCGAAAAGGTCACGGGTGCCAAGCTGTTTTACGAGTCTGGCTACATGCTGGATATTTCCCTCACGTTTGGCTCTACAGACACTACCACCTTCCCGCTTGAAGTCGATCAGCTCCATCCAGATTGGGAGTACTATTCTCTTTGGCGCTTAACCTCGGTTACCGCTGCGGGCTACGCACCTGACGGAAAAACGGTAGGATCTTATCTGATCCGTCTACTCTATGATACGAGGGGCCTCTTAACTGGCACCGATGTCCTTCGTATAGAGAAAGAGAGGTGAGTACAAGTGGGCTTCTCCGTTGTTTATTCGGGCGGGGGCGTAATCGACAAGGTACGAGAACTCCCCTACCCGCACTTTTCCAAATTTACTGAGCCCTTCATTCGCGGACGCATGCTTGATGTGACCGCGTCCAAGCAAGTCTTTTCCGATACCTATGCCCTTCCCTATCCGACAGAATTTTTATCCGTGGCGTTTGCTACCAATAATTATTGCGTCGGCGATTACTGGGAGCTGAGTCTGGACGGCGTGAAGGTCTGTGAAACGATTTATACCAAAGAGCTCCCAGAGTCCGTCTCGATGGGAAACAGCTTTGGGATCGTCTATCCGTTGAAGCCAAATGCTCAGGTCCGCTTTGACTTCCACAACATTTCAGGTACGGAAAAGAAAGTTTGGTACAATGTGAAATTTTTACGTAAGAAACTGTAAAGGAGGCGTATGGATGCCTAGTAAACAAGTAGCTTGGATCGAGGGCGAGGTCACAGCCGATTTGCTCATCAACAAGCTGGCTGATGAAATCGTCAACGCCAAAATCCCGGATACGAAGAACCGATGGGAAAAGGTGTTTGAAGTCAATGAAGATAAGTGGGTTACGTTTAAGAAGACGACTGTTGCGGATACACAAGGGACGTACAAGCATACGGATGGGAAGAGTTATCCGGTTTATGTGTTGCCGGATTTAAGAGAGTTGAGATCCTCGTACTCTGATATTCCGCTGGTTGATGAAGATGGTTATGTCCATGAAACTCTCGGTACTAGCAATACGAAATCAGGTAAAAAAATTCAGGTAAAAGAATTTGCCTACAAAGATACTGAAGGTAACGACATTACCCTTTCTGTGCCAGGGCTACTGGTGGTTAATATCGATGATGCTGATCCTTCAAACACCGTCGGTAAGAAATCCTATGTACTGCTTCAAGGTAAATTCGAGCTTGATGGGATTACTTTTACACCCGGTGTCGAATGGAACGAGTACAAGATCATGACACAAATGCCTTCCGATTGGAACGACCTACTTTCAAAAGCGAAATGGACTACCTATTATTCGGGAGGTTACACCACCTACGTTAGTGCCCCACTATACAAATTCGGAATGGTCAAATACATTGCCAACCCCGTCCATCACTACGACCGCACTGTCGTCCTAAAAGCCGTTCCTGACGTACCTTCGGGCCAAACGCCTAACGATTATTTTGTCATGCTGAAGCATCCCATTCAGCAATACAACTTCTTGGATGTGTCGTACGGCAAAGGCTTCACAGGCAAAAATCCGGTTGGAAACTCCGCTGATACCTACCTGTTAGCCTGCGACAGGAGCACTGTCATCCCCGGCAAAGTCCCAGTCGTCCTTGACCAAAAACAAGCCGAGCTTCAATACAACAAATGGAACAATCCTGATGATACCGACAAATACACTCCACCTCACGAAGCATGGGCACTCGATTACGATGACAAGGTCGAAATCAAAAGCCCTTCCTCCCACTTTTTCTTCGGCGCCGACTCTGTCGTCTCTTGGGTACCAAACAAGAAGCGTCGCCCAGACTACTGGGTCGAATACAACCTCTCCGTCAGCAATGATCGTGTAGCAATCGTAATTGAGGGCGACCCTTCGCCTGATATGGATGCCTACTACAGCAGCTTTGCTTATATCGGAAAGACCATTCCTTTTGCTGACTATGACCACAAAGGCAATTTTGGAATTACAGTCGGCATGGGTGATTTGACAAAGGAAAAATCAGGATTCCTTCCTGCCGACATCAAACAAGACTCCAATCCTAACTATTCAGGCTGGGGACGCTATACCTCCAACGGCATGTATTCCTTCTCCATGCTGCAAACCCGAAGCTCCGTCTACTTCCAAGCGTACTACCCTGCCTTCATTACCCAGCTCCCTAAATACGATGGAGTGGGCACAATCCCTCCCGAGCTGTCCAAAATGGTTCTCGAAGCAAACGGCTTCCAAAGCTCGAAATGGACGAAAAAATATCATGCATCTCCGATCTATCTGGTACACCAGTTCGAAGGTTATCGTGGCTACCTCGACAGTGTCGTAGCAATTGAGGACCATAATCTGATCAACAAGGACGAGCTCGTAGTAGATACAGAGGAACCAAAAGATCCGAAGGACCCTGCTGCCGGAACTTGGACAGAAGTTTACAAGTTCTTCCGAATCAATACCCCTGTCAACTTCTTCAAGTACTCCCCCAACCCTACTGATTGCACCATCGCTATCTTAAAAGAAGTATATTAAAGGAGGAATTTTACATGGCTAATTTTAAATACATTGAAAAAATCACCACTTCTAAAGAGCTCCTGGATACCATTAAATCTGAAATCGAACAAATCACCAACTATCCCCATAACGCAACTGCTGGAGAGACGCAGGAGAAATCTACCTGGACGGTCATGACCGATCTCACAAAAAAAGATTCCGCTTCTGGTAAAACCTCCGAGTTGGTCTTAAAGGGCAGCTCCAAAATTAACGACGCGACCAAAGAGTTTTATGTGAAATTCGTCAATCCAGGCTTCACCAACCCGAAGGAACATAGCTCCTTGACGGTTCAAGTATTGGAAGGATACAACCAGACAGCCAAAACCTTCGCAACAGAAGGACATCCAGTCAATTTCGAATGGGCTGACGAGAAATTCGTCACGAGTGACAAACGACCGACAGATCGTACGATTGATAAACCTGTCTACCTGTACATGAACGTGATGAACAATCGTCTTTCCCTCGTAGCTGTTGGTGATCCGGCTGTTCACTTTGAAGATTATCGCAAGAGCTTCCTCTATGTCGGCGCACTTAAGCCGTTCAAGTACAACATGGATGATGTGGTCGGAAACATCATGCTGACGGCTGGAGCTGTCGCTGCTGAGCCTGTTGCTCCAATCGCCCCACACGATTATGGTCAATACACCTCTTTTGGTAACAACACCTTGCAAATGCTGGCGACAAAATCGGGCATTCGCTTCCAAAAGCACTACCCTGCCTTCATCACCCAAGCACCACAGCCTGGCAAAGCATATTCCGATAGCAAGCTCGGTGACACCGGACTTCTTTTGGAGCCACAAGGCTTTAACGCATCTGCTTGGACACGCCGTTACCATTTGAGCCCGATTTATGTCGTGCACGGATATGATGGATACCGCGGTAGCTTAGATGCATGCATTGCTGTTTCGAAAAACAACATTCTCCACTTGGATGAATTGATCATTGATGTCGACCCAGGCGACACGACTAAGAAACACAAGCAGGAAGTATACCGCTATTTCGATCACAATACCGAGCAAAATTTCATGAACTACTCCGCCAACGTAAAAATGGGAGTCGCGTTCCTGAAGGAAGTTCGCTACTAAAAGAAGTCCCTCTAAAACCGTATAGCTAGCAAAAGGGGGAAACTAGAACACATATCTGGTCTTCCCCCTTCTTTTTGGGAGGTGAACTATTTGACCGGGATTTCTTCTCTAGCAGCCTATCAATTCAGACTTGCAGACAACCACGCTTCTATTCGCAACTATATAGGGAAAGTAACTTTCACGACTTCGCCCTCCCGTAAGTATTCCTTCGTCTATATTCCCTACGGCCAAAGTGCCAGTATGCTCATGCTGGATTATTTGCTCGCGAATCGGAAATCATTTGCTGCTGACTTTCAAGATTCCTTACAGGATATGATCCGGAATGATACTAGCATGGCAAATCCCATGGAGCTGGTCGTGGTATCTGATCGCTCGCCGCTTAAAGAGAGCTTGCTTCAGGACGATGCCTTGGATGCTGACCGAATCATCAAGCAGCCATTACAAGTTATTCGTCGCGTTCATTTATCGGATCGGATTAAAACAGCAGGGATGGCAAAGCTCAACCCTGCCCAAATGTCCGTGCGTGTGCATAAAGATGAGCTGCATATCGATTTGCCACCAGCATCGGCAAGCCGTTCTATTTCTGCCGAAGCTACCATTGGGAAAGAACAACCTGGAGCAACACGAACTAAGCGATTCGCCGGAAAAAAGATGAACGAATGGTTCACAGGAGAGCGTTTATCTACCTTCGATTTATTCGTCAACACCGAAAGAAGCTTGGCTGAGCGAAAGTTTTGGGCTTCTCTCTTTGTGCAGATGGAAAGAAAATACGCAACCAGATCAATCACTCACAACCTATCTATTGAGAACAGCCTACTTCTTTCCAGCCGCGATAACAGACATGCCATGTTTACGGATTGGTCCCGTTCCATTGGCGAGCGTCATTTTGCCTTCCAGATGACCCGACACTTCGTGCAAGCCTTCCACCGGATTAAAACAAAGCCGACGAAGGTGCTTCGCGACATGGACTGGGCTTATCTCAAGGCCCGTCAGTATGACGCCTTGCTGCACTTCCTTTACCGTGCAAGCAGGATCACTACGCAAGACTTAGCCATTCATCGGGCTTCTACGGGTTTTCGTACAATGCGTCAAGATGGTTCCCTTTTACAGAAGCGCGACTGGGGCTATCGAGATGTCACGCGTTTTCTCTCCCTCGATTCCTTTTCACCAACAGCCTTCCGTCCGTACCAAAATGACTTGTTCATCAATCGCTCTCGACTCCATGCTGCTCGATCCTATCAATCACTAGGCACACTCATGACGGAATATGCAATCGGGAATCGGGATGTGGTTTCAGACCTCGCTATTTTCATGTCACAGATTACGGGAACCCGAACGATTCAAACAGATGCTTCGCTCTTGACCTATCTCGAACAAGCCTCTCGACAAAACAGCCACCATCTGTTTATCCCAAATCCCCTCTCTGATTCTCGGCGTGAAAAAGTCAATCTGCTGTGGGTTCCCCAACATTTTGAACTCGGAAAGAAACACCTTTCTCGCCCCGCTTCCATTATGACGGATGACCTTCGCGCAGATCGCCAGCTCATGCGTGCTGCTCATCTTTGGGAAAAGGAACGCCCCATCGAGCTTAGTGGGGGCAAAGCACCTAAGCCATCCTTTTATCAGGATGAGGATGACATTTTCGCCAATCTGGAAAATGTACGCCCAAGTCTCCTGGCTGAAGATATGATCTTCGCGACCATCTTACGGTTACTGCCCGCTCATCTTTTGGAAGACATCCTTGCTTCCAAAGAATTTCCTTCCCACTTGATGGACGACATGATTTTTGCCTCGCGCCTTACAGACGGTCAGAGTATTTTGGAAGCACTAATGGAATGGGCACTGACCAACAAGACTTTCGAGGCTTATGTAGATGAGGAATTTTTGGAGGGTGTGCGGACGCGGGTTCAGGCATTGATCGAATCTGAGGTCATTTTCAGTAAAGCGTTGCAAGACAGAGCCGGCCTTCTTTCCTTTGAGACATGGGAGGCTACCCGCCAGAATGAGATTCTCTCGCATCTGGAGGAGGACGGGGTAGCAGGAAAACGGGAAGTATTGCTCTCTTCCACGGTTGAAGAGGTGGATATCACTAGCCAAATGGAGGCAGCCCCTGCAACCATTGCAGAAGCACTCGTTGGTGAAGATGTATTCCGTCCAGTCGAGCTGCAAATCGAGCATCCTTTTGGTTACATGGAACCCGATCCGTCCTTTTTGTTTGACGAGCATACAGCCCGTAAATCCGCTCACGCCAGCGATCTTGACGAGTTGTCGGTCACCGCACTGCTGCGCAGCAGAATCACGGAATTGTGCAGTGGCTATCTCTTCGCTACCTCCCCGCATGAGCGAGCCAGTTACCTCGTCGATTTATACGATGTGGCAGAAAAAAGCGCGCGTGATGGAGAACTGCAAGACGATGAGTGGCGAAAATATGCCAAGCTCGCGTTGGAACAAACGGTATTGCATGAGCAACTGATTGCCTATCAGCCGGAGGCAGCAGCTCATTTGATCGAATCCATCCTCAGCTACAGGCAACCGGATCAAGCTGTTATGAACGCGGATTGGATAGCTAACAACCAAGAGCGAGCGACCTCGCTGCTCACTCAAATCATGGGTAAAAAAGAACTCGCAGATGCCGTCATCCTGGAATATTTGGCTGGCCAATTGGATCACAGAAAAGGGCATATCGAGCAACCATTACTTTCTGTTCGTGACTACAAGAAAGCTTGGGCAGATCGTATAGAAGAAATAGGGCAAGGTTTGGTCTACGACTACTCCAACGATGTACTCGAAGCTGAACATGATCCCGAGCATTGGTCTGGTGGTTTTTCTGTTCCGGAAGCATACGATCCCCACGATCCATTCAATGCGTACTATCCGTGGACGACAGATAGGAACGCACTCGCAATGGGACAAGACAACTGGACTCGTTTTGGTTCTGGCACATGGGAGCATAATCGCGACCAAGGCACTTTTACCCATCCAAAAGGCTCTAGTGGCATGAGTGGCTACATTCGAAACGACTTTACCTATTCAGACTATCAGTTTGAGGTCGATTTCAAAGTCGATGAGCCCGCAGATGGAGACAGTGCTGGTATCGTGTTCAAATATCACAACGACCAGAACTACTGGATGTTCGTCGTCAGTGATGGAAGCGCCAGCGGTATGCCGCGCCCCATGCAGCTTTTCAAAGTAGAGAATGGCAGATCAACCATGTACTCTACCCCAATGAACCCGTTTTCCTGGGAAAAAGAGAAATGGTACACGCTTCGTGTTTGGGTAACGGGCAACCGCATCCGCGTCTGGGTAGATCATAACCTGCAATACGATTTTACGGATTAGAGGTGATTATTTTTGGGTCATACGTTTGGCATTTTTTCTAAATCAGTGGGCAACGTCACATTCGGAAAAATGCGCTCCTCATTGGTAGAGGGCGCATTCCACCCGAATCATCCGGACAATCCGGACAGCCCCAATCGTCCTCGTGCAGAGGATCGTTACGCTGGGTATCAGAATCCGCTGCTAGGCGATCCCGGCAAAGGTCAGATTGGTCGTTGGCAGACGGTCAATCTCGACTCTCTCGAAAGCATGATCGATCAGATGATTGAGCAATTCGTCCGGGACAAAAATTGGTACGCCAAGGTTCGCTGCCGCGAAGCGCTTTGGAACATGTATCGTCGCCTGGAATGGTGGGTCAACCAGCAAATCGATCCGCAAAAAAACGACTACCAGCGAGCCTTGCTCATGGTACGCGATTGCATTTACAAAATCCTAAAAAACGCTGAGCAGCCGGATGGAACCCATCAAAATGTTTCGCTGCCAGTTTGCCCAGCTTCTTATTATCATCATTTCAGCGGCTACTATCTCAATCATTACGATGCCATCGATAAAGAAGTTCCTACATTTGATATGCGGACTCTCCCGCTATCGGATAAGTTTCACGGCTTGTTCCGCTATGTCTCCTCCACCGAGGATCAGGAATGGAAGATGGTTCACTCCGTCGGCACCAATGAGATGGCAGGGAACGAAAATATCATGAAGCTGGATGTAACCACTCTCAAGCATGGCAACTCCAGTAAAGTGACTTTCCAGTGGCGCTTTAAAAAACAAGGCTTCATTCGTTTTAAATACATGGCTAGTAGCGCTCCTGGCGATGGGTTGCTGTTTTTTATCAACAACAATCAGGTTGGCGGGGAATGGAATCAAAGCAACAGCTGGCAGGAAGCGAAGTTTAACGTCAAGCCGGGGCAGACGTATAAGTTTGATTGGTTTGTGCGTCGGATGAGTGATCGGCGGTTTGGGCAGAATGCCGTTTATGTTAAAGATGTGGAGTGCGTTGAAGTGGTGCAGAGCTTGGATGAGCAGACGCCGCCGGATGTGGATACGTTGGGGAACAAGGCTTTTGCTGATCCCAAATGGCAATGGCTTACAAGATCAAGCAAAAGCATCATGACGACTTACTATAACGGTGAAGTGACCGAGGATATTAATGGGAGAGAAGTCTCCATCTCACTAGACAACGAATGTGACGGTGTTTTTTCTTGGAGTCATAAAATGGGGAGAGTAACTCCACCCTATCAATTCGATGTTAACACCTTTTTTGATGACACTTTTCAGCAAAACGTTATGCATGGTAGCGGCCTGCACGGAAGTCACGCCTCTTCTCATCATGGCCCTCCATGGTCACTTGATCCCTACGAGCACTATTCTGAAACCAAATCTGGTGATGCCAACATTACTTACTCTGTTCACGTAGGAGATGAGACTACGGTCGACGTAAAGGGCGAAGTTGAAATAATCTGCCCTCCTCTGTCGATCGATCATTACAATCCGCAAGTGATCTCTGATTTAGACGCAGACACAACATACTTCACATTTTCCGGCGTAAACGTTTGGAAAAGATGGTCTCATCCCGATTTCAATATGCAAGCATTGGTAATGGAAGACCCCATCCGTCAAGGTATTGGAGATGCATCAACTACCGTTACTCTTTTTGACGATGGCTGGTTTGAATTTGATTATGCTTGTGATTTTCGCCCTTCTGAAATACTAGAGGTTCTGGTAGACGGGGAGCAGGTGCTTGTGTCAGCCTCTACCACAGAGATTCAATCGGCAAAAATCAATCTTACCAAAGGCACCCATACGATTACCTTTCGAGTGACAGACAGCTATACAGAAGAGCCTTTTCGAGCTGAAAAGGACACAGACTTTGATTACGATGATGATTCAGAAAAAATTCGCGGCCGCTTCGGAAGCTTTATTTCCGTAGATCGCTCCAATGATTGGGACTACAACCGGAGCAAAAAGATGGCAACGACTGCTGAGAATCGAGCAGAGATAGATTATCAAGTGAAACTAAACCCTGGTGCTTCACTGAATTTTACAGAGAAGGTTTTACTGGAGCCCGCCATTGATTTAACAGACTTTGACCCGGATCGTTCCAAATACGTTCGTGTCTTTTCAGAGGACTTCAATTCAGGTGACGAACGTTGGAGTAGAGACATAGATGTCAGGGATAACTGGAAATGGGTAGACATTTACCAGCTCTATCATCCTGAATCAAATACTGGAGATATTGATGATGGTGTTCTGATGGTCAAGGATCAGGATGGAACCACAAACCGCGTTTATTTACGTGATATTGAATTGAAAAATCCTGGCTTTGTCCGCTTTGAATATGGAGGAAAGTACAGCCGTTATGAATCGTTGAAGTTATATGATAACGGCAAACTGATTTGGGAAGGAAACGAAAATCATGAATCAGCCGTAGGTCTTTATCGGGAAGTTGCACTCCCTGCTGGAAAGCATTCTTTGAAATGGGTTTACGAGGATTTAGAAGAAGTCGAGGTAGAGGTAGGATCTGGTTCGGGGTCTGGAGGTAGTGGTTCAGGAGGCATTGACGGCTCCGAAGAACTTACCCCGGAAGAAGGAGGCCAGAAATGTTACAAGGCTGGGATTAAGAATCATGACATAGATTATTCCCTTTACGATAGTGGATTACCTAGTAGTATCACAGGAAGAATGTTTTATAAGGGACATGAGCAATCAAAAAATGGCGGAATTGTCACTCGGGAAGTGACTGCTCCTAGTTTTGCCTCTTATACCTATTCCGAGAAGCTTAAAGTTTTTGGGGGAACAGGCATACCGAATAACACCCCTTCAAAAACTTATCTAGATTATAGCGGATTGAAACTAGATTCAAATCTGAAAATAATAAACGGATATCCCGTTTTATTTACAGATTCAATCGTTCCAGGGAACACGGTTGAACACGTCATCAGTTTTTCTGGTGGCGGTATTATAACTTTGCGTTTTAATTTCGCTTCTTTAGTAAGAGACCTGAATAAAAAAAATAAATCAAAGCTAGGTAAAGAATATACAGGCACTCGAGCATCCTTTAGGATGATATTATCCGCTAAATCAGAAGGTGGCGGTGAGGTAATATTTGACTCTGTCAAAAATGAAGGTAGCTCTCTTAGTTATGCAAATATTGATTGGTCAAAATCTTTATTCGTCACCAAAAAGGCAAATTCCGGAAATGAAATGGACGTAAAAAAATGGTATTTACGACTTATCTTTAAGGATGAATACTCTGATAATGATCAGGTGGATAGTAATCTTCAGTTTGCCGCCATCAATAACTTAGTAATAACCACCACAAAACGGGATAACGAGGGAAAGGATATTTATGACACGACAGAAGTAAAAATGGAAGTAATCGATAAATCCACAGGAAAATCAATAGGTAAACCATACCCTGCCTACTTTAACGGTGTAAGCTCCTACAATAAGGCAGAGAGGGAGCATCCTATACAAGTGATCATTCCACCAGGTAAAACCTATCAAATCCGATATACACTTGTAAAAGGCCCTGGAACTAAAGGTGGATTACACGGTAATGGCGGATCATTTCGATTGTCTGAAGGAAAATTCAAAGAAACATGGGAAGATTATTGTCACGACTCCAACGGACATTACTACCCCAAAAAAGAAACCCCTTATACGGGAACTCCCCCGACCCAACCTGCTACAGAATGGGTAATCCCTCCCGACTCATGGTGCTGGTTAGATGCCATCGAAGTATGGGAAAGCCCTGATCCTGTTCGTTTATGCAAAGACACGAGATTGCGTGTCAGAGTCTATGACGAGGATTCCGACGATTTGATCTCCGAGGATGAATACGATGGTGATGACGAGCAATTAATCGAGGTTGCATTAAACAACAATACCCCAGAAGCAAAAAGGTACAGAGTGAATTATCGATTCTTAACGAAATGCGACGACATGGTTTCCCTATCGGACGCACATGTGCAATTGGAAGACGTGAAGCCTCTCGAAAAGTCATCCTGTACCGTCATTGGGTTCAAGGTTACCGAGAACACGGCTATCTGGATGGGTGGATGCAACGGAAGCAAGATGCATTTGAACGTGTATGGACAAAACGGAGCTTTGATTCATTCACAAACATTTCTGGAAGAAGGCAAGCAATCCTTTGGCCTCGCTTCTCTCCTACCTACGCCTTCCCCTTCCTATCGCTTTGAATTCATCACCGAACAAAAAGGTACAACCAGCGCCGTCACTGGCAAAGAATACAAAACAACATTCCGAATGAAGGATTTCCAAGCTACAGAAACATGGGAGCTGATTCCCGAACCCTTCAACTCCAAGCTCGAATTTTATATCGACAACGTATTAATGGACACTTTCACGCAACAAGGCGGCTTCTTTGATCACTACTACCCTGTTGAAGCAGGCAAGCATACGTATAAGTGGAAATTCATCGCACAAAGCAGTGGACAGGTCTGGGATGGTTGCGAAGTAGACTACATCAAACTAACCAACTGGATCTGCGACAAAGTCCTGGTCACCCCCTACTGCGATCCCGGCAGCGGAGACAAATGCGTCGAAGCACTGATCAAATGCTTGCTGGCGATCTGGAAACAACGCCCTGAGGCATGTGTGATTGGCAAACGAATATGGCTATTTACGTAAGGAGGTACTTCTATGAGTGTAGTTTCTCGGCGTAAATCGGGGTTTCTCTTCGAAGATTCTTTCGATTCTCTTACCCTCGATTCCAAGTGGAACATGACACCAAATGACTCTTCAAGGTGGTCGCTATCAGACGCACCAGGCTCGCTCCGTTTAAAAGGCGGAGCTGAGCCACTTCAACTCTTTTTAGATTCACTGACACCCGTAAAGCAATTCGTCCTCGATATGAAAAATTCATACAATCCGAAAGCTTCCGGAAGCACAGGCGGATTGACTGTCTTCATAAACCACAATGACTTTTTCCACGTCGAAGAATATTACGATGCATCGCAAGGTACTGCGAAAACCTTCCCCTGGCTTCGATTAATACGCGACTACAATACCTACACCGCTTATTGGTCCGAGGACGGAACCATCTGGCACATCATCGGCTCAGAGGAATTCAATCGCCTTGCTCCCAAAATCGGTATGTTTCTCAACAGCAGCGCTACAGACGACTATCTGGACATGGAACACGTCCGCGTTTTCTCCCTCCCCACTCTCACAGTTTCAAACCTCTCCCCCGGCACCCGCGTGGAGCTGCTAGATTCCACAGGAGCCGCTGTCGACTTCAAAACGTGTCGGACAAGCCAAACATCCATTCAATTTGATATGACCCAGCGTCCTATTCCTTTCACTGGCTCTCTCCGTTTTGCGGAAGCAGACGGAAAAACTATCATTAGCTCCAGCGACCAGATGGAAATGTGGGGCGGGGATGAATACGACTTTTCCCCCTCTCCTACCCTCTTTTTTATCGATGGCGAAGGAAAGGAAGTCCACCTGCAAGACAACACAGAGGAGTTTCTCGGTCATATGCTCCAAGGCCAGTACAAAGAAGTGAAAATGGTCGCCCGAAATACGATGCATCATGGAACCTTTACAGGTATCCAAGGCGTTCTCACCTCCTATGCAGGTACGGATCAGTATAAGCGGCTTGTAGATGTCGCTACAGACAAAAACGGTGCGCCCGGCACGTGGGGCGATTCCTTCATCCTGCCGGATACTGCAGCTGGAAATGAACAAGTTTTCTGGACGCGAATTTCCCGAGAAACCGATCCATCCCTCATAGATAAAACGACACATGTCCATTTTGGGCTTAACTTGTCCGCCATTTATACCAAATAAATCGAAAAGGAGCTGAACGTATGTCGGTCAGAATCACCCGAACAGGCACCGAAGTCGTCCTCGATCATAATGAGTTGGCCAACAAGGGAAAACGTACCCATGCCGAAATCGACTCCTACCTCCAGGAGCTAGATGATGCCAGAGAAGAAAAACCGAGCTTAAAAGAAAAATTCCGTGAGCTAAAAAACAAAGACGATGAACAGGATCGTCAGCTTGATGCTGTGAAAAGTGATGTTTCTACCTTTCAAACGCGGCTGAATACGTTATCGTCAACGGTCAGTTCGGCAGAAGCGAAAAATCAGACCCAAGATCTCCGTCTTTCGCAAGTCGAACAAAAAAACGCACAGCAAGACCAAGCCATTTTGAAGCTGCAAAGCGATGTCTCCTCTAACCCGAACACCGAGGTGGTCGCTGCACGCCGGGATCGGGATGGGAGGACCTTTCCCAGTCTGAAAGCTCGGTTAGATGACATGCAGGGGAAGATTGGTACCGGAGGCGACGGGGGAAATAATGGGGGAGCCTCAAGCAGCTCCTTTGATTTACAGACCCCAATCAATATTTTACTGAATACCTTTCGTGATGCGGAAACACATAACAGATCGGCCTATCGTCAAAACAACATGTATGTAGATGTATTTAGCGATTCCTCAGGAATTGATACCGAAAAGTCATCTTCTTTTGGGATTATAAATGGTACTGTCTTACCCGGGCTTCACGATACAAACATCATCATGTCCAGTCCTACTGAACCTGCCCCTTATCATGTATCCTCTTCTAGTGAAACGTCTGATTATCCTGGATGGTTGGGAATCAACGGAGTATTAACTGATTACTATTATTCAAATGGAGTGACTCCTCCGGCAGAAGGTCATTGGTGGCAAATTGACTTTTCCATTCCTAAAATTATTACCAAGCTCGCAATCAAGCCTCTTCGAATTTCCAGTGGACAGTACAGTCTTGCCTCGTTTACTCTCCAAGGTTCACACGATGAAACGAATTGGACAGATATTTACGCAGGATCTCATGTAAACACTGATTCAGAAACAGAACACAGCTTCACCAATACTACTGCATACCGCTATTACCGCATGGCCAAGCTTCGCAGTCATCTCAGAGCATACCCGGTGATTTATACCGGTTGGCACGAAATTAAATTCTATGAAATTATTGACGCTGTTACTCTCGTGACTAAGGCAGTTAATGTTGGCCGCTCTCCAAAGAAGATTATTACGACTGCGGAGTATACTGACACGGTCACCTTCGACCTGACCCTTGATGGAACAACTTGGGTAAACAACATCGATTTAAACACGCTACTTGATACCTCTTCACTAAAAGGTACAAGCCTCCAAATACGAGCTAACATTCCAGCTACTGGCAGTTTAAAATCTTTAGGATTTACTTGGTATGACGATAGCATGCTTATTGAGATGCCAGGTAAAGAAGAAGGAGGCAACGATCGTAGTAGCACCAAACCGTTAGTAGACGTCGTGGCCGCCACCAATATTTTGCGTAATGCTTATCGCACTTTGGAAGGTGCGAATCAGGGAGCATCGGTTAGGCATAATTTGTATGCAGACGCTTTTGTAAATGCGTCGGGAATTGATGCCTCTAAGTCCGAATCATATCAAATTGGGAATGGAAAATTTATCAAATCCGCGGGCGCTAATTATAGCTGGCAGACACTTGGTGTGCAGACTGCTTCTTCTGTTGGGGATTACAACAATAACACTACTTCCTATCGACCATTTAAAGCAAATGGCACTACACCAGTCTATTCTGTTGAAAAAATCGCAGATGATAATACTACCGTATCTCCAGGTGGAAATTCTGATTACTGGCTTCAGAGTGGTACAAGCGCTGACTTATTCATGAAATGGGTGACACCCGTAGAAGTATCCAAAATTATTCTTTGGATGAACGGCAGTTATGGTGGGAATCACAACTATTGCGATCACCAAATTTTCGTCAAAAATCCTTCATCAAGTAAATGGGAGGCTGTTACTCCAAGGATAAATCTCGCTACGATAACTGATAAAGGCGTACATGGTGACGGTTCTTGGCACTACCCCCTCAACCTGGACTATCCTATTAATGAGGTCAAAGTAACTGTATGGAATAAAAGTTCATATATGACCGTCACTGAGGTACAAATCCTGCAAGCATCTGATAAAAACCCTGTCATGGTTTCCAAACCGATTCTGTTGGAAAAAGCCCCAACCCATCTTGTACTAGATGCAGAGTATGAAGGCAGTATCAACGTTGATTTGTCACTTGATGGAGGAACAACGTTCACAACTAGTCTTCCTTTAAATCAGTTGGTTGATATAAGCTCTTTCCTACCAGGGACTTCTCTTGTCATTCGAGCTACCCTTGGTGATAAGGCAGTACTCCATAGCATTGGCTGCATTTGGTATGACGAGGACACTCTTCCCACTTATACCGATACAGTAGGGGGTAGCTCTGGAGGTAACGTACCTGGCAAGGATGTTCCAATGATTCAAGTAGAAAAGTATGGAGTCATCGCCTCCCCTACTTCTCCCTCAGAAATTAATATCACTATTCCCTACACTTCTGATTATAAATTACTCCCTATTGAGGTTTTGAAATTTGTCCCCGGTGAACTAAATGACACTCGCGAAATAGCAGCCTTTACTAGAAACGAAGCATCTAACTACGAGCATGACAATTATATGGAGTTAGATGGTACTTTACGCCTTAAAACCAACTTTACGATTGAATTGACGGAAGATATCGTGCTTCCATCTGGTAATAGTGTCTACTCTTTTACTCTTGATGTTAATCAATTCTCCAGTATTGAGAAAATTGAAGTGACTTAAATAAACAATCAGCTTTCAATTCAAAAAGTTGAGGTGAGTAAGAATGCCAATGCCAGCAACAATAGGCCAACTCAGAGAGAATGTTTTAGATATGGAAATCGCTGATTACATTGTGATGAAGGTGACTTCCACAGGTCTTCACGAATTAGGTGGAAGTACCGCAGGATACACAGAAACTCCTATCAATGGAACCAAACAAAGCCTCTTTAATACCTTTATTTACATGGTGAAAGTAGATAAAGGCCTGCTAATTGCAGACAGAGTTCGTTCACATTCCGTCTCATGGGATAGTCTAAACGTTCAAAAAGCAATTGAGGGAAATACTTGGAATAGCACCAATCTCATCCCGGTTATGACAAGTAATACATCTCCTAGCGGTTTCGTTAGTGCAAGCAGTGTATCCAGTAATCAAAATGGTGCTTTTCAGGCGTTCGACGGTAAGTTAGTTGGGGCATGGAAAAATGTATGGTATACCAATGGCGAGTCTACGGGTTGGTTGGCTTATGAATTCCCCAAGCCAACCATTGTGAGAAAATATACGGTTATTTGCGGTGACGCAACAGATACTCCAGCCTCTTCTCCGAAGGAATGGATTTTTGAAGGTTGGGATGGAGCCAAGTGGAATCAACTAGATTATGTTTCTGGTCAAACAAATTGGTCTGGTTCGCAAAAGCGTCATTTTCTCATAGAAAACAACACTCCTTATAGTAAATATCGTATCAACGTGTTTTCTAATAATGGCTCCGCATTTCTCAGCATCGGTGAATTGGAGATGTTTGAGTTTGGGGGTATTATGCGATCCTTGACTGGTGGAGTAGCCAATGCAGATGGAAACGGGCATCTATCCCTTATTGATAATAATAAAGGTGGATGGCCTGCCAATAATGAGTGGGATAAATATATTGTGAATTTCCCTATCGATAAAATTCAGTCAGGAAAGACACTCGATGATGTATTCCATTGGAATGTAGGTGTAGCTACATGGTGTCAAGAAACACCCGCCACTGGAACGAGGCACCATGACGGAGTCACAACTGGTGCTTCTGGACATCGGATATGGAGAGGTTCTGCTAATGCAAGTGGTTCTGTACGAAATGAAGTGAACTATTCTAATTTCTCGGGTAGTAGCATTAGCAGCACGACGATTGGATACCGACCTGTATTTGAATATAGAGAGAAGTGATAAAAAATGACAATACCCGCAACTACAGGACAAAAAAGAACAAAAGTTTCAGACATGCAGATTGGTGATTATATCATTTGTGAATATTGGCAAAACACAGCAGGCTCAACTGGAAGTCTTAGCTTACTTGGCACAGCAACTCGTGGCGAAATTCCAGTGATAGGGATGACAGCAGCACCAACCAGCGGAAATGGTGGAACATTTTATTTTGTCAAAGTAGATAAAGGACTGTTAATAGGCGACCGAGTTGTAAATCACTCCATTTCCTGGGAAGCATTAAATACAGGGAGATTTATTCAAGGGCGTCCTTGGGATAATGGGAATATCATTCCTGTAATGACAGGAGATACAACTCCAAGTGGGATAGCTAGTGCAAGTAGTGTTGTAACAAGCAATCCCCCATGGAATGCTTTTAACGGGGACATAACCAATTACTGGTATTCCAAAAGTGTTCCAACAACATCATCATCAGAATGGATCGCTTATGAATTCCCTGAACCAAAAATAGTAAAGAGATATGATATTCTTTCCTATTCATCTGGAGACGGAGGAAGACCAAGGGATTGGACATTTGAAGGCACCAATGATGGGATAAGCTGGGATGTGCTAGATCGCAGATCGAATCATACATGGACAGACAAAATTGAAATGATCATTGATAACAACACTCCTTACAAAAAATATAGAGTCCACGTTACAGACAGAGTAGGCTCTAATACTTATGTCCGCATAGGAGACATCAGAATGTATGAAGTGGCAGGTATTATGAGGAGCTTAACAGGTGGAGTTGCTTATGCAGATGCAAATGGTGCAATGTCTACCGCTGATAAGGGATTAGGTTGTTGGCCTGTAAATAATGAATGGGATAAGTATATTGTAAACTTTCCGCAAGATATGATTCAGAGCGGGAAGACATACAAAGATATTTTTAATACTGGTTTGAATGTTGTTACATGGTGTCAAGATACGCCTATTAATGGGATGTCGCATCCTGTAGGTGGTCACCCAAGTCCATCTAGCAATATAGGAAGAGTCCATAGAGGGCTTGCGAAATCAACTGATGGATTAACTACTGAGTTTGCTTGGGCTATGTCAACTTGGATCGGTCTATCAATGGGTATAAATCAAGGATTCCGCCCAGTGTTTGAATATAAGGAGGTGTAACGTATGGCTACAGTTGGAGATCAATTAACTGCACCAGAGACAGGATGGAAGCGATATGATAACACATATCCGTCTATTTCATATAATGGAACATGGGCGAAAAGAACAGGATACGCAGGTAGTTATGAATTTACAGATACCTACACTTCAACAGCAGGAGACACGGCAACGTTTTACTTTGTAGGAACAAAAATCCGTATCATATCTTTTTGCTGGAACAACTTCACAGCAGATGCGAAGATCACGATTGATGGGGTCGCACATACATTTAGTGAAAGAAGTACTTCAAATACTCCACAAGTCATCGTATTTGAAAAAATGGGATTGCCTGAAGGAAAGCACCGTGTTGAGCTGAAATTGAATTCTGGGACAGATTATCTTGGAATTGATGCAATTGATATTGATGATACAGGGTCTATTGAATTTCCTATCGGTTTTCAATTAACAGCACCAGCTCAAGGATGGAAAAGGTATGATGACAGTGATCCATCTATAAAATACTTTGGAACTTTCGTACGAGAATCAAATGTAGGCTTTTATGGTGGGGCCTCCAACTATGCAACAAGTGCAGATTTTAAGATACAATTTAATTTTATTGGTACTAAAATCAGAATAATAGGTAACCTGTACCAGAACAAATTCCCAAATGTTCCAATAACGATTGATGGTGTCACTGAAACATTCAGTCAGTATGGGGATTTAAAGTTTCAAGCTTTACAGTACGAAAAAATAGGGTTAGAGAATAAAATGCATACTGTAGAGATTACAGTTCCTTCCTATGCAGGAAGTATTGGTTTTGACCCAAATAACATGAACGTGAAAAACATACAGATTGATGCCATTGACATTGATGATTATGGTAAAACTCTCCACCCCGATGAAGTAATAGATGTTAAAGATTTAACTGTAGGAAAACGTATTCGTTTTAACTACTTGGCACCTGCTGGTGCGTTTGGAAGCATATCTATCGGAAAAGAAATGCTAGGACTTCTTCCCAATGCTCCTGCAACAAGTGCAAATGGTGATGGATATTTTATCATGTACGGTACAAATCACAAAGGTGATAAGTTGCTAATGGCTGACCGCAATATCCAAAACATTTCATGGGATGCCTTAAATACAGCAGGGATTGCAAGCGGAAGCGGGCTGCCAATAAAAAGCCTGCACACCATTCCTGGATTGTCTGGGTATTCTTCTGCCGTGTGTAAAGTTTCTGCTTCAACAGAGTATGACAAAGCAAGTTATCATGCATGGAAGGCTTTTGATGGATCAGAGACTACGTACTGGACAAGTACTGCTGGTACTGAAACAACAGAAGAGATTTTAAAGATCGAGTATTCTACGCCAACAAGAATTACTTCGTATTTTCTATATGCCATATACAGTCCGAAAAAATGGGTCTTCGAAGCTTCTAACGACGGAACTGCTTGGGATATCTTGCATAATGGAAATGAAGTATCAAGCTGGCACGGTCTTAAAAAAACCTTCTCATTCAAAAATGATAAAGCTTACACACAATATCGCATCAGAGTATCAGAACGTTACGTGTGGAACGGACTTTATTATGTCGGCTTTTATACTGCCCAATTGTTCACATCCTCTGATAGAGAAATAACATTGCGACTGCCGACAGGTGGAGTAAATGCATCGGATAAAGACAACGAATGGGATAAGTACATTACCGATGATCGGATCTGGAATAATGTAAATCACGGTTCATGGACCAGTACAACTGATCAATCCAATTCAAAAGCCCGCGTGATTCGAGGTTATAACGGACTCACAAACTGGACATCTGGTTCAACAGAGCTTACAACTCCAAGTCGAGGCTTTCGTCCTGCTCTGCTGATTGAGTCAATAAACAATAGATTCCTCGTACAAGACGGCACAGACGTGAAAACGTACACTTCTTCCGGCTGGGAAACCGTTGGTACTACTCCCCCTACAGACGATATGTTTATAAATAAAGGCATGCTCGACCTCTCTACATGCGCCCCATACTTGAAAGATTTAATAGACAAATCCAACATCAAAATCCTTGTTTCGAAACCTAAAAGAGAGCCCACAATAGCTCATCTTACTGGCATCCCAGTACCAAGGATCGTAAAGATGAAGAATGATATAAGCTTTCTCAGCACATCAAAAATCAACTCTTTAACCTTATCAGGTACAGAGAAAGGCGTCTTAAGGATAGCAATAACTACGGACAGTGGAACAACATGGGAATCAAAACAAAAGGATGGCTCGTGGACAACCGTTGATGTTACTAACCCCATTGATTTCAAAGCAAAAGCAATGACAATAGACGATTTCAATAGCATCCAAAACTGGGACGAGAAGATTGGCCAAAGTAGAAACTTGCGATGCGCGTTCTACTTCGAACAGTCTTCATCCGCTGATGAAACAAGTCTAGACTCCCTTACCATGGATGTAGACTTACTAGATTCGTGGGACATGGCGATGCCCGGAGTTGATTACAAATACGGGTATAACCGAAATACCAATCTGCGAGTCCTTTTACTCTCAGATGGAGATTACAAAATAAACGTAGGCTCTGGCGGTAGCAGTGGCTCCACGATCACTGAAGTAGATGGAGGTACTTTTTAATGGCGTTACCAATCAAATTCAAACGAGGTCTAAAAACAAATCTCCCTTCCGCCGCAGCGGTTGGAGAACCTCTTTTCACTACAGATACAAAAGAATTATTTATCGGTACAGGTGATGGGATCTCAGCTATTGGAACCGATCCAACTCTGGCAGATAGAGTGGGCAAACTAGAGAAATATCGTAGTTCCGTATCTCGGACCTATACGGAAACATTTGCTTCACCAAAAGTTGATATTGAGAAAACAACTGCATGGTATTCAACCAACGGTGTACGCACCTCTAAAATCCCCTCCATAACAGAGAATTTCACCGATTTGAGCGCTGTTGATCAAATCAATTCCTACGGCGTTAACTTCGACATTGAAAACGGATTGGTAAGACTGAGCAACACCCTTGAAGGAGTGGTTGTGTCTTCTTCTCTTCCAGTAGTAGGAGTTGACAAGCTAACAGTTCAATCAGACTATACGCTTCCTAACGCATTAGGCGTTATCTCTACCAAAAAAGTAACCGGGGAGAGGGGGGCAAAAGAATCTCACCTAGAACCCACTATTTTAGTTGATCGGTCAAACAGGACTTGGGTTATCAGTTCTGTTTACCGTGAAGGAATTTATGCGGTTGTAACCAATCCAGATGATTCCGTTGCCTTTGAAGGGTATTTGCATTCGTACAGTGGAACTAGTTACTATGTAGCCTCAAGCATTACGAATGCAGTAGTAGACCATAACAACAATGTATGGATAGCAGCAGCCTTAACAAACATGCCTGGATTAATCATTTCAATTAAGCCTGATTTTCAAGCCTTTTTAACTCCCATTTCTGTAAAAGGAACCACCACCATTAACTCCTACACTCCATTTTTAAAACTCCATGTCGATAAAAACAACCGGATCTGGTACTCGTGGGGGTATTCAACTAATCTCTATTACGGATGCGTTAATCCAGATGGTACCTTTTTCATCCCTACTACTACACAAGCTTTCACCCCCTCTACGGCAGTTGACAATGTTGTAATGGTAGAAGACCGTACAAAAGGCTATGTTTGTTTCATAATACGAGGTTACAGCAATAACACGGTAAGAGCTCTTCGATTAAATTATGATGGAACAAACCCAACCCATTTCTCTTCGATCGGTAAAGCCTCAAGTAAATGGTTAAACGCAACCCACGATGAATCAACAGGTTTTACGACTATCTTATGCGTTGATAACAATGCTCCGGTTGTACACCGCCTAAACTTGTCAACGGGAGCATCCACCACTTTTTCTTTGACCGGATTCATGGCTATTGAGCCTTCTTTACCGATTGGGTTTGTGTTACAAGACAAAATTATGCGGGTGTTTTATCATCAACAAACAGTTGGTTCTACCCGTCTTATCTCTATTGATCTTGCTACTTTATCTATTGTGGAACCAGACACACTGATCCAAAGCGGGACCAATACAACACGAGTGTCTGGCTGTATTGACGGAAATGGTCGATTGACAATTGTCATGAATACGACCGAGTATTCTTCAAGCAACTATAGCCTGATAAAAATGTTACGTTACGATACTGTTCCTACCTCTGTAACTTTCCAGATTTCCCCTGACGGTGCTTCGTGGTTTCCCATATCACTTGGTGAGGAACTCACCCTTCCCAATAAAACAGACAAGTTAATCATGAAAATAAAGATGCAGTCACCAAATTACGGGATTTCCCCCACAATTAGAAACTATCGTATTTCACTAGGCGGAACGGCAGGAGAAATCACACAAACGTATACTTCATCCACCTTACCATCCGTTACCCCCATTTCTCGTGTTACACTTACTGCCAATCAAATTCTCGATGGCGGAGAAATCCTCTGGGAAGTAAGCAACAATGGTGGCGGGTCTTGGCAATCTGCTGAGCTGGGTCAGGAGATTGAATTTGCCAATCCAATCAACAGCGATCTTCGAGTCCGTGCGATTCTCCATTCTCCTGCTAGCGAATCAAGCACCCCCTCTATCCGAGATTTCACTGTAACAAGCGCCAACTTATTATTGAACCCCTCCTTAGCAGACCCCAACCTCCCCCAACGAGTCATCGATCTTGAAACCAATCTACTAAAAACAAATTTCCAACTAATCACTTACATGAACGCTACAAAATATGGATTAAAAAACATGGTTGTCGATACTTTCACAGATCTATCTGGTATAGATATCCCGAATAGCCAAGCTGTCTATGACCATACTCAAAAAAAATTCACTACTGGAATCGTAGATATTGTACCGCCCATGACTGCTAACGACGCCCCCGCCCCTTTTATTGTGAGTGCAGACAGTGTTACTGGTGGAGCTGTGTTTCATTTGTTTGACCGCAACTTAGCAAGTGGCTGGAGCACAACTGCAGGTGGACATCATTGGATCAAAATCTTCCTGGGTGAACACGGACAGAGTGTCGATCGATATCTTTTATCTGGAGGCGCAAAGTACGCTCCTACTACCTGGCAATTGCAAGGTTCCAATAATAATACGACTTGGGATACGCTCCATTCTGTTTCCGGTTATGTTTGGACTCGGTATGAAGGCAATGAATTTACTATTCCTACTGAGAACATCAAACCTTATCAATACTATCGATTTTACTCTACCTCTTCCCAATACGGGTCTGGCGTAACCCAAATACAGGAATTACGATTACAAAAGGCCGTAGACCAAAATCATCTACAATCAAAACCCGAGAACACCACTACACCGCCAAATAAAATCGTGATTGTCGGAGATGAGACGGTTAATGGTGGAAGTATCAAATACCAGGCATCTCGAGATGGTGGAAACACTTGGACAGACGTTTCTGCACAAACGTTAACGGATATTTCCAGCCAACCGTTTGGAACACAACTCGTCGTAAAAGCAATCATTACTGGGAATGCAGAGCTCAATGCGTGGGGTTACTACTATGAGTAAGACAGATTCATTCATATAAGCCGTGTGGTCTAAAAGTCACGCTCCCCTTCACTGCCTCAGCGGGGAAGTCTCTTTTTACAACCGATACCCATGAACTTTTCGTTGGAACAGGTGAAAGTAGTGCCAATTGCAGCGACTGATCCTACCCTTGTAAATCGAATAGAGGAACTTGAAATACGCATAAGTACCGTCTCCAGCACCTACTCCGATGAATTTGATGCATTGAGTTGTGGTAAAGTACAACCACCTAAAACACCGTGAGAATTTCCCCAAACTGTCTACTCTATATATAGACCTCACAAGAGAAAGCAGGTGAACAAACGGATGATCCAAACACTACTCAACTCTTCCACTCTCCCTTTGGTAGTATCCAGTGTGCTGACGGCAATCGTCACGTATCTGGCTGCTCGCCACAACAACAAGAAAGAGTTGATGATTACAGACAGGCAGCAAATCTCACAAGAAAACCAGCAAATTCGCCAGGAGCTGCGTCAGGAAATGGACAAGCTCCGGGAAGAACTCCATGTTTGGCGCAACCGTTGCATGGAGCTTGAAACCATCGTACAGGAGTGGCGAGATAAATACACGACGCTGGTAGTAGAGAGACAACAGCTGGAGTTTCGTGTAAAAGAGCTGGAGACCGAGCTCAAAACGTACATGCAAGCGAGGATTTCCTAGATGTTGCCGATCCAGCCGTACCTCCTCCACAAGGCGTCATCTACGAAGGTGACACCTACCTTCCTTGGGGCGAAATCTCGCCTCGCGAATTAGCTCCCTTCCAAATGAATGACGGCTGGATGTTTGTCTTTCAGCCTTGATCGCCTCTGACTCCCCGAACCACGCCCCGCTTTAAAAACAAAAGGAGGAACAACCTTTGATTGATATTGACCAGTTCATTCACAGCCTGAGTCTGCTTACTTTTATGGCGATCTTGATCGAAGCCGTAACCGAAATTTTTAAAAATGCCTTCCCCGTACTAAAAGATCGCTCCACTTACATCCTCTCTATCCTCATTGGCATTTCGCTCTCCCTCGCTTTTCAAGTCAACCCCTTTGGTCTTGAGGGCAGCGGCTACTACGTTTCTGCCGTGCTGGCTGGTATCCTCACCAGCCGCGGAGCGAACTACCTTAATAGCTTTGTGAAAAAGCTAAATACATCCTCGAAACAATAACCTCTTTCTTCCTCACACAAAAGCACCTGTCCGACGCAACATCACATGCAACAGACAGGTGTCTTTTTCTCTTGTCTCTATATCATCTTCATCTACTATTGCCTAATTGAAAACAATAATTTTCCTAATAAAGGCAATTTTGTAACAAAATTGACATCACTAAATGCTTATATGCCTTCAAATTAAGTGTAATATACCCCTAGGTGCACCTAGGAGGAAAAAAATGACGCTTAAAAAGAGTTTTTTCACAATTTTATCTGCCTTACTACTCTCAACAGCTGTGATTCCTTCAACGTATGCTTCTGCTCAAATTGCTAAATCACAGGATGTGGTTATTCAACATGCTCAAGATAATAAACAAAATCAAGTAAAACAGCTAACTTCTGAAGAACAAGGCAACGCAAAACATGAAATAAAAGAAGAAGCTGCTGTTGTTCCAGTCATCGGTATCATTATTAGGGCTGGGGTAGTCGCTTGGAAGGGATACAAAACTTATGAAAGAGTTTCTGAGGCTTATGTAGAAAATGCCATTGAAGATCATTACGGTTTAAAAAGCTCGAGATCAAGCACAACACTAATGGAGTATCAAGTTGGAAGTGAAGTTTTTGAATTGAAATTTGGTACATCTAAATGGGGTTTGGAGCATATTTTGGGTAAACATCACCCTAAATACTATTACGGTATCGATTTTGGTAAAAAGAACAGCATGTTTGAACCAAACATCGGTATTGAAGATATTGAAAATATGATTACGATACTTTCTTTTCAAAGTAACAATGACGATAAAATTGAAAAAGCTTTGAAAAATGGGAAGCGTGCAACTGTGTATGGAAGTTGGTTGGGCGAAGAATATACCTTGGTTATCGAAGATGGAAAAGTAATTACGCTTTATCCTGACGGCTGGAACATGGTAGAGTACGATTAA